CCCTGCTTAAACTAGAGTGTTACCACTCTAGACCCGCCGGTGAGGCGGTCCACCTACGTTTCGATTTGAGGACGTAGGGCCTCTCACTATAGTGCAACGATCGAGGTTTGTTCGTCGTGAGATGAACAAATCTTCTCGCAACGTCAGCTACAGAGTTGGTTTTAAGCATATCTGCGTAACGGATATGGAAATTATTCCATGATTCGTGCCACAAGAAATGTTTAAAGTTACTTTGGATAGCTGTCGTATCTGACTGTGAATAACAGGAAGTTGGGATTTTTGACCCAGCACCTTGAGTTCGTAAGTCAGAACACGCATGAAGTGTTTCTCGAAGGTATTTTCTGGAATCGGCATGTTGCCGATCCTGGAAATGTCCAATAAGAAATCCTGAAAGCGTGTTTGGAGAGTCGTTAATCCTCGAACTTGTCGCTTGAATACCTTTAACGCGGTATCCATGTATCTTTCCATCCCAGACGAGAGAGTCTGAGTAGAGATAAGATACGAAATGGATGATCCCAATTGGGAAACGCGAATAAGGAACTCTCCCGATTCGTTCAACGATACCAGACCTGAGGTAATCGGTTGCATGCCATAAACCTTTCATATATAATGAATTGGAAAGGGCAGCATAAGATACCCTCATACTGGTGTCACTAAGCGTCCCAGTGTCGTCCCATTGGCGAACATAAAGCGGTGTCACATCGACGCCGCGATAGTAATCGCCGCCACAGGATTCCCTAAAGAATCCCGTGTAAAACGACTTATCATGATTGATCTTTAGGCCAAAGGCTTCGAGATCAAGCATAATACTGGGGGCCATCTTACTGTCTACGATGATATCATCACCATAGATAGAAACGTTAGATGCAATTTGTTGCAGCAAACGTATGGATGGTCTCTTACCCGATGACTTTACGATAGAGTAAAGTACTATAGTAAAGAAAAACATTGACTCAATAGGAAAGCATAAAGCACTTCCCATCGAAGAGAATTTTTTCAATGCAATAGTAGAACGATCGGGTAACATAGCAGATTTCGTACGGCAATCATCAATAAAATTGAAGAAAGTCGGACAAGATTTAAAGATCTCCTGAACTGCATCATATGATACAAGGTCAGAAGCATCACTTAAATCGATGGTAGCTAAGCTACCATCAATACTGCCTATGCGCGCTCTATCACGATTAACTGATTGATCAGAAAATCTAATAGATTGGAATCCAAAACGTCGAGATTCCAGATACGTCATCAAGGGTTTAGCTATACTTTGCTGCATGAGCATCATATAGCTCGGCTCGACTGATATCGTACGCGGAGTTTTGAGTGTTTTTGGAACCTGAACAACCCTCACGGGTTCTTCTTCAATTGGTTCAAGAAATGAAACATGTGATAGATCACATGATTCATTATGGACACAATGGAAAGAAGCAGGAAAGGAGTTCTCACTCCTTACAGGCCATTTAACAATTGAAAAACGCTCATTACGAGTTAGTTTTTCAGCTGTGGCGCCAGATCCAAATATCCCAGGAAAGCAGAACAGCTCTCCAGAAAGATATTCGAGATCTGCCCATAGGAGCTGTGAGATATTAGCCAATAAGCTAACGTCAATACAGTTCCGACGGCTGTTCCAATCGATACTCTGGTCATTGTCAATGTACCTTTTGTAAGCAGCGCGAATGCGCTGATCTGAGCAAGGTTTTTCGACCTTTTTGAATAGGCGAGAAACTTGTCGGATTGCATAAATAGCACTAACATTAGGACTAGGCAATAACCACCCATCATCATCGAAGATACATCTGAAGAAACCTTGCAGTAATGCAGGGAGACTTCCGTGCCGTCGGTGGGGTTTAAAGCCCACAAAGTCAGCACGAGAGATGCGACCGGTCGATAGTCCTTTTAAAAGGACATCGTCAAGTCGAGGAAGAGTAATCGTAAGAAAACTCTCCCCTTCACTTCGATAACGACTACAAATTTCTTTGTAGTCCAAGTTGATGGCTTGCTCTAACTGCAATCTTACGTCAAGTAAGATCCGCCAGAGGAGCTTGGTCGGTCTTTTCATCAATCCCTCCTTAAATTACGAGGTGGTTGAAACCGTCCTAATGTTTAGAGTCTTACGACTCACCCCCGAACAGCTTACCTTGAGTGTCGCCATCGGCGGCATACGAAGTAATAGCCACGAGAAGAGCACCAAGCTCTTCATCTGTGAAACCCCACCGAGGCTCATCAACTACAACAATAGCGGAAGCAGAAAGCTCCTTATTGATTGCAGAGATGGGATCGGCAGCAACCTTTTTCTGAGTGAGACGAATCTCACGACGAAAACGGTTAGCGGTTTTATTCTGGCGCACGGTGAATTCGAATTCACCATCCGGAGTAACAAATCGTCCGAGAGTTTCGGGCGAAGAGGTACCCTGGCGTGCGAGGACAAGACTGGCGGTATCGACAGTCAATGTCTGAGGGTCAGTAAACATTAGGAATCTCCTTGATCCAATAAAAGGATAACGTTTTACACCGTTATTTGATGCGTCTCACGACGTATCATGGCAGAATGCCAAATAGCATTTCAGCTACTTGTTCAATTTTGAGAATCCTAAGATGCCCAAAATTTGAACTTGGTGATCACTTGGAGTATCCAAGCCCCACCCAAAGGGAGATGCGCCCGTGCGAGCTTTGCTCGTACGGCGAATTTCGCAGTGGGAACTCCCTGCTACACCTCGATTCAAAGAGTTGTAGTAAAACTGCACGTACTCGCGACGATCCCAGTATTCTTCAGAAGTCATAATCCAGCCGCCGTCGATCACAATTTGATCTTCGACGCCTGGAGAAACGGCTTTTAAGAACTGGCCAAGGCCCGAAAAATAATCGGAACACCAAGACCATGGGATCATCTGCCATATCTGAGTAGGCGTTAAACGACTACCCATGATACGCCGCATGATGTTAGCTTTCCAAGCTTCGTCACGCGGACCATCGGGCAAGAGATATCTTGACCGGCCAACAACCCAAACACGTTTGGAGTTGCCGGCAGTGCGGATAGTACGTGCAGAGTCAATGTGGGCATAACACTGAGTCTCCAGAATGGGTCCAACATATGGATTCCATGGAGAACCGTGAAATTCGGTATCAGTGAGCGTATCATGCTTGTCCTTGTTAAAGGAACCAGGCAAGTTACGCGCCCGCTTGACGGATTTCCCCTCATCACGAAGGAGTTGATCAAAACGCTTTTTACGATTATTAAAACTTTGAAAAAAGTTTTGAACATCTTTAAAGAGCGGTTCCCATCCAAAATTGAGGGCAAGTTGCCACTCAGCTTGGACATTACCAATAGGACGTCCATTTTTCCGCCTCATTCCCTTACGGGATTTAAGGTAGGCATCATAGACGTTACTTTTGATATCGTGGAACAAATCTTTCAACTCGTATAAGTTGGACACAGCAGAAAAATCAGGCTGTGAAGGCCTGATAGCTGCGAAAGCTTCAGCAACTCTGTTGAAATTTTCAAGGCGAATTTCCTCTATAGAAATAGGAGGAAAAGCCCAAGAAAAACCACCAGAGTTTACCAAGCCAATATAGGCAGGGTATTGCTGATAGTTGTGACGGTACATTTCAAAATGCTCCGACCACCACTTAGCTTCAAACTTATACATGAGCCAGTCTGAACTACCAACGTAGTGACCAGACGAGTCTCGACGATGCCCTGTACTAAAATTCTCACCGGATTTATAGATAGTGGGACCAGTAACGATCCCATCTCTAGATCCATCCGAATACCATCTGTAAGTAGAACCGCGGTAAGAACCGGGGTCATACTCTTGGATGTTAGTCGAAGGTGAAATAGGAGTACCAGGCATAATGATGAGTCCCTTTGCTGGAGGTTCTCTTACTCGACATGTGTGTAAACACAAGATTCTGCAGTAAGAGCACCCATTAACGGGTCTGGGCCGCGAGGCCC